CTGTTGCGATTTCTGGTGGCGGTACAAATACCCCAAGTTTTATGATGGTACCGTTGCCCTGATGAGTGCTGCCAACAGTAAAGCTCTGCTGCAGCCGGAGGACCTGACCAGGTTTGTCTCCTGTCTCAAGGATCAGATAGAGGCTGACAAACCGAAGGGACATGGCGCGCGAATCAATTACAAACCTTGTGGTCACGATGGTAGAGGGTTCATCTATCTGGAGAGCGGTAAGGATGAGACCGATATCGCCAGGATATACCTGCACAAGGTCGAAAGCGTCATTACCTATGGGGACTTTCGCAACGCCGTGTTGGACGTAAAAAAGATAGGAGGGTGATATGAGAGCTTTTGGAAAATCATTTGCATACAGTGTGCAAGGGCGAAAGGTTGATGAAATCCTGCAGTTCCTGTACAAAGAACATGATTTCACGTATGTCAAGGATGAGAACGCCTTTTCTGCAGTAATTCAATCGTTGGAAAGGATGGTTGATGAACTCAACAATAAGTACCCTAAGACATTAAAATACTATGTCGAGGTGCAGAAGAATGTAAATGATGGATTCATCAGGATTCATGCATCAGGCTACTCGATGCGAGGGATAAGCATTCCTTACTGGGATGTAAGAGAATACAAAAAGGAAGGAGGTGAGGCATGACGTTTCAGGAGTACTCCAAGCAGCGGATATGCCTGGAGAAGCAGATATCCGGTACCTTCGAGTCGCAGCTGCGTGAGGAGCGGAAGGTGCAGGAGGAAATAGAGCAGGCGATGCGGCAGCTGCGTGAAGCCAGGGCGAAGAGCGACATCCTCTCCGGCAGGTACGAGCAGGAGAGGCGGCGAATACGTGAGAACATAACCAGGCTGGACCTAGAGTATACGGAGCATGGAGGATAAGGTAATGAAGACGAAGGTGCTTGACGCCTTCATCAACGACATGGACAGCGGGAGGTGGACATCCCAGGATATCGCCGACAACCTCTCGGAGACGATGCCCGTAGACCCCCGCACGGTGACTGAGTACATGCTCGAGCACGGGTGGCTGCTCAGACGGGCGGACGACCGCCTCGTCTGGGTGAAAAGATAAGGATACGCTATTTTTTTTAATTCTCTCTCGTCAGGGGATGCTCTCGCAGGTGGGAGCGTCCCCTTTCCTTGTATTTTCATATCCGGGCGCGTATTCCTATCTTTGCGGAAAAAGAAGAGCAAATGGCAACGATCATACAGCAACCGTCCGCACTCGAGTTCTCCGGCATGCTTCCGGACGTCATCTTCGGCAGCAACGCAGACCACAGCGTCGTGTCCGTCATCATCACCGCTTCGGGCGAGACGAGGACCGTGTTCTCGGAGACCCTGTTCCCCACGTCGGGGAGGATCACGCTGGAGGAGATGCCGGACATGGTGTCGCCGTACGCCCGTCAGTCGCTGACGCTCTCCCTGACGGTGAGGATTGAGGAGTTCAACGCCGCAGGACAGTCCGTGGCGACACTCTCCACAACGCCGTCCACGGTGATATGCGGCATGGCTGACGTGGGGGAGCCCGCCTCTGTGTTCTGCCAGAGCCACTTCCTGACCATACTCAACGGCACGAAGCTCACGTCCATGGGACTGGAGGAGCGCCTGTACGCCTACGGCACCGCACAGGTGACGGTGACAGGCACGTACTGCCAGACGGACGGCAGCCTGGACGAGAGATCCGCCACGCTGACTGCCGCAGCCACCACCTCGGGGGTCTCCGCCTTCTTCGTCTCACCTTCCGACATGGACATCCTGCTCGGAGGCACGGGGACGCTGGTCGGATATTCCGTCGAGGCGGGGGAGAGACGGCAGCGGTTCGAGGTGAGGGAGCTCCTGACGGAGCCGTCGCCCAGCCTGGCGTTCATCAACTCCTTCGGCGTGACGGAGTTCATCCACTGTGTCGGCACCCACCAGAAGGACGCCAAGTTCACACGCTCGACGGGCAGGTTCCACGGGAAGCGCAGGAACTACCGCATCGAGGAGGACCGCCAGTTCAAGGCGAGCACTGGATGGCTCAACGAGGCGATGGCGGACTGGGCTGACGACCTTTTCCGCTCCCTGGAGGTGTACCTCTGGGTCGACGGCACAACGGGAAGGGAGGTCGTCCTCTCCGACTCGCAGAGCGTCGTCTCCAGCGATGACGCCGACATGCCGTCCTACGAGTTCACCTACGGATACTCGCAGCGCAACCACAACGTGATGCAGCGCAGCCATGCCGGACGCATCTTCGACAACACGTTTGACCACACTTTCAACTAGCCTATGGCAGTGGACACAGCGATATACCTGAAGGATGCCCAGAGGTTCCTTGACGAGTGCGTCCGCACCCACGAGACCGTCAAGGTCAGGGCGCTGGCACACGACGGCACAGTCGTCGACCTCAAGGGATGGCGTGTCTCCAGCTCGTGGTGGAGGGGCGGAGCCCACAACTTCATCAACCCCGCCAACGGCGAGGTGCGCAAGATAAGGGACATCCTCATCGTAAGTATTAACGATCATCCAATCTATATGTGAAATGACAGCAGAAACTATCATCGACATCCCAAGAGCAGCCGGCTCGGCAACGCTGTCGCCCAACGTCTTCGAGGACGACACGAAAGTCACAACGGGCACGGTGGACGTGGCGGGCAAGTCTTACACCTACGTCTTCTGGGGAAGGAACAACAACCTCCCGTACGAGGTGAAGCGGCTCGTCGAGAAGAACTCCGTGATGTCGCAGAACAAGTTCTTCAACGTGCTCACCTGCTACGGCAGGGGGCTGGAGTACATGGACTCCTCGACGCTGGACGACGAGAAACCGAGACCCACAAAGGACCCGGAGATACGTGAGTTCCTCATCAGGAACTCCATGAAGAGGTTCTTCGCCGAGCAGATCTTCGACCTGAAATACTTTTTCTTCTCCGTGGCGGTGCTCATTCTCTCCCGTGACAACAGGCGCATCGTCAAGGTCGTGCACAAGGAGGCGTGCCACTGCCGCTTCGAGAAAGCCGAGAACGGCAGGGTAAGCAACGTCATATTCGCGGACTGGGAGGACAACAACTCACCCAGCCACGCCGAGGTCATACCACTGCTGGACGAGCAGGATCCGTACGGCGACCTCCTCGCCCGCACAGGCAAGAGGAAGGACGAGCTGGGATACTTCAAGGCAGCGCCCGCCACATGCCACAAGTACGCCATCGTGTGCCGCATCCCCACCGTCGGCAGCAGGTACTATCCCGTTCCCGCCTACTCGGCGGCTTTCCGTGACGGCTGGTATGACATCTACCGCCTGCTGACGGAGGCCAAGAGGGCGAAGATCAGGAACGGTCAGTCCATCCGCTACCACGTGGAGATCAACACCCAGTTCTGGGAGGACAGGGCACGCGCCAAGGGCATCACCATCGGCACGGTGGAGTTCGAGAAAATGAAGGACGAGTTCATCAAGGAGCTCAAGAAGTACCTCTCCGGATCCGAGAACTCCGACAAGCTGCTGTGGAGCGAGTTCCAGTCCCTGATAGACGGCAAGGAGCGCCACTTCCTGAAGGTGAACGTGGTGGACACGTCCAAGGCGGGGTCCGAGTACAACGACGACGTGGCGGAGGCGTCGAACGTCCTCTGCTACGACGACAACGTGCACCCCAACCTGGCGGGTGCCGTCCCCGGAAAGGCGCAGATGAACAACTCAGGCTCCGACAAGCGGGAGCTCTTCACGATGAAGCAGTCGCTGGAGACGCTGCCGCACGACATAATGATGACCGTCCACAACACGATCATCTACTTCAACGGATGGGAGGACAGGGTCGAGCCCGTCGTCCCGCTCATACTGCTCACCACGCTTGACAAGAAGACCGACGCCGTGGAGGGCAGCACAAACAACCAACAGTCAAAGGAAGGAGGTAACCTATGAGCGTAACGCAGGAAATAACCAAGGAGGTGTTCGAGAAATACGTCCCTGCCGCCAAGACACCCGCCAACGACACCAGCGTGTACAGCCGCATGGTGGAGCCCATGCGGAGGGCTTACTCCTCGATAGTGAGGGAGATGATAGGGGCAGGGCTCGTCAGCCGGGCCGAGGAAGACCAGGAGACGAGGGGAATCATCTCCGACCTCGTCGCCAACACGGCTTTCGCACAGACGGCACGCAGCCTTGACCTTGTCGTAACAGCCACAGGGTTCGGGGTCGTGTCGACGGAGTCCACGGCACCCGCCAGCAAGTCCCGTGTGGACAGCCTGCTGGCTGAGGTGCGGCTGAAGGAGTACGAGCTGCGTGAGAGCCTCACGGACAAGCTGGTCGGCATAGAGGGGTGGGGGGACAGCCCCCTGTCGCACAGGGTCATCGACACCCTGTTCTGGCGGATCAGCCACATGAGGGAGCTCACCACGCTGGAGTACTCCGCAGACAGGTGGCTGTGGGCTTCCGCACAGGCGGTTGACGCGGACAGGCTGCTGCGCAGGGAGACAGGCGACGAGCTGATGGACCACCTTATCGACCTTGAGCGTCACGGGACGCTCGACGGTCATCACCTTTGCGTCGCCGGTCTCGTGGTCAGGCTGATGGGACGGCTGATATCCGACGCTGAGACGCACACGCCTCCGCAACGCGGCATGTTCGACCAGCTGCTGCGCTACATCGAGGACCACGCCGACGAGATAGAGACATACAAGAACTCCAAGATATACCAGGCACGGCACCATGAGGGAGTCAAGAACACAGGGGAGGATTCGTCCTTCTTCTTTATGTAGGAAGGTGTCACTGAACCTTCCCACGGGATGGCAGGGACTGTCGCAGGACGACCTCCGCCACGTCCTCCTGCTCCACCATACGCTGGGGGGCAGGGGTACGGACGCGGTCAAGGCAGCCGCCCTCCTTTATTTCGGAGGGTTCCTCGTCGAGCGCAAGACGGAGTCGGGATGGCTCTGCGTACGGTCGGGCAAGCCCTTCCTGCTGTCCCCGTCGCTGCTCCCCTCCGTCATCGCCACGCTGGACTGGACGTGCCGCCCGGAGGAGATGACGGACCGCATCGACCGCATCGGGAGGCACAAAGCCTGCAACATGTGGCTGCGTGACATGCCGTTCGGGAAGTACCTCATGCTGGAGAACTACTACCAGGCGTTCCTCTCCTCGAGGGAGGCAAGGCTCCTGAGGCTGATGGCTGAGATCCTCTATCAGGTGCCAGAGGGGGACACGCTTGATGCTGAGGACTACGAGACAAGCTCCGTATTCCTCTGGTACTCAGCGGTGAAGAGCCGTTTCGCTCGTGAGTTTCCTCACTTCCTCAAGCCCGTCCGTGAGGGACAGTCGACAGGGAGCCGTATGGACCAGAAGGAGATGATGACGGCACAGATACGCCTGCTCACCAAGGGCGATATCACAAAGAATGACGCTATACTCAACACGGACACCTGGTCGGCGCTCTTCGAGCTTGACGCGCTGGCACGCGAGTCCGAGGAACTGAAAACCAAAAACAGCACAAGGAATGTTTGACGCAATCAATTACTTCAGGGAGATGGCGGACAGGAACAAGCTGGCCGCCAGGGAGGGATTCCACACAGTGGTCATCTCCAACTCCAACAACCTCGAGGGGCTCTTCGAGCACTACCGTGACTACGACAGGTTCATCGCCGTGAGCGACACCAACACGGGCAACCTCTCGTCACAGGACGGAGCCTTCAACTTCCTCAAGAGAAGGGCGTACACCGTCTTCATCCTCGCCGGCTACGAGCACGACAACATGGAGGACCGACAGCAGAAGCTGGACCTCTGCCGTGAGCTGTTCCTGCAGCTTGTCAAGCGCATCGTCCGTGACAAGTACCTGTACCGTGACAAGGGCACGTACTTCGACACGCAGGCGATCCCGAACCAGGAGATAGGCAGGTACTACCTCTCCGGGATGACGGGGCTGCACTTCACCCTGTACGTCTCGGAGCCCGTTAACCTTGAATACGACAAGAATGAGTGGGAGGGAGATTAGACGACCCGTCACCGAGGAGGACGTGCGCCGCTGGGAGCAGGAGTGGACGAGAATGATGGTCACCATCTGGCAGGAGAACATCCGCCGGCTGGCGATCGTGGACACCATGCGGCTCCACAACACCATCAGCGGCGGAGTCCGTGACACGGGGGGACAGATAGAGATCCTCCATGAGTTCATGCTGTACGGTATCTATGTCGCCCGGGGGGTCGGCAACGGCTACCGCAGGGGAAACAGCGGAAAGGACGACGAGAACGGGCTGCGTTTCCTTGACAAGCGGTACCGCAAGGAGCACAGGATGGGCAAGCCGCGCCAGCGCAGGGACTGGTTCTACCCCCGCTACGACAGCAGCATCTCCGTGCTTACGGAGGTGGAGACAGCCCTCTACGGCGAGCAGTACATGGGAACGCTCTCGAACGTCGTGGAGGCGGTCTTCGGCAACGTCGAGGTGAAGGGCAGCAAGGGCACCGTCGTCACGGGGACGATGAGCCGCTGGTAGTATTTTCATATTCAGCATATTTTTCGGAAATTCGCAACATGCCGACAGAGAAGGACACCATAAGACAGTTCCTGGAGCGCATCCGTGACGAGCGGATGACGCACGCCAACACCGCCACCCGCATAGGCAGCGCCATGATCATGATCCTGGACTACCTGACGGGCGACGACTCTCCCTTCCTGTCGAAAGAGAGGGAGGACTCCACAAGTTTCCTCCTCAGGCTGCTGGCGGGAGCCGTCATAGGAGAGGCGGGCGAGATACGCCTCAATCCTGACGGAAGCATCACCTGCGGTCGTCTCCTCGTCGAGGGCTCCGCAATTTTCAACGAGATAGTCTTCAACCACCAGAACGTGCTGGAGGGCGACACCTTCTTCACCGACAACGCCATCATCGAGGAGGTGGAGCAGGTCACGCCGGACGAGTGGAGGCTCACCATGCGCAAGCTCTATGACGACGACCGGGTCACCTTCCACGCGTACGACTGCCTGAGGATAGTGATGAACAACCTCGACCGTGCCAGGACGTACAAGACAAGCTGGGCACGGGTGAACTCCGTCGACGTGGAGAACAACGTCCTCATGGTCTCCCTCTATGAGGGGGAGGACGTTCCGGGAGGCGTGAACTATCCTCCGGAGCCGTCAGCAAAGGCCATACGCTGGGGCAACCCCGCCGACGAGACACGGCAGGCGGTGATGTTCGTCTCCAGCACGGACGGCAGGTGGCTGTTCCTGCAGGGGGTCACGAAACCCATCATCGACCAGACGAACTACTCCGCCTTCCTCGGTCTGCCGCCAGACCTTCCTTTCCTGCGCGACCTCCCGGTCAACAGGAACCACCCGTACCTCTACGCCCGGGGTCTCATCGTGCAGGACATCATCCAGCTGGACTATCAGGGGAACCCGCAGTACACCGCAAGGGACTGCGGGCTGTGGGACAGTACGAGGCGGTACATCCACGGGTTCGACGAGACGGAGCAGCGCTATGTCACGGACCATGTGTGGCACGGCGGCTGCTATTTCAGGGCGGCGGTGTCCGCTCCCTCCGTCGGCCGTGAGCCCCGCTTCAACAACCCCGACTGGGTATGCCTTCTCGGAGGAGCCAACATGACGCTCGACATCATCTCCACGGCAGGCGACACCTTCCGCGGGGGCACCATATGGAGCACGGAGCTGGTGGCAGTCCTCTACAACGCCGAGATGCGCATACTGGAGGAGGAGATAGGCAGGGAGAACATCCAGTGGACCAGGGAGAGCGAGGACACGGCTGGAGACGAGGCGTGGAACCTGCGCCATCCCAAGGGAAGCACGGGGCTCCGGCTGCCCGTGTCGTCGGACACCGACGTCTCCGGACAGTGGGAGGGCGGCTCACAGGTAGCCTTCCGCTGCTCCGTCGTCATAGGAGAGACAGAGTTATCAGAAACATATACAACAACGACATGACTAAGATAAGGAAAAAAGGAGGAAGGGTAGTCCATACCCCGTTGTCGTACATCTTCCAGATGAGGGAGCTGGGCGGCAGCGCCATACAGAAGTACGACGGCGAGACGGGCACGTTCAGCCCCGACCGCACGCTGACACCCTACGTCCTGCAGCCGCAGCTGCTGGTGACGGACCCCGAGGGGACGATACCGTCCGGGGACTACACATCCCAGATGAGGAACGTGTCATGGACAGCCGTCGCCGACACGGGCGGTGTCAAGACCAACATTCCCGTGACGTGGGATCCCGCCACGTTCGCCGCCACGATCAGGACGAACGTCGCCACGGGGACGATCGTGCACGTCACGTTCTCCGCGGACTTCACGGACACCCGCCGCCAGGAGGTGCAGCACTTCAAATGGTCAGAGGACCTCACCACCGAGGCACAGGCCACCAGCAACGTCACGCTTGACCACGGAGGCTTCACCTCGAAGGTCAACCTCGTCCCGTGGAAGAGGTGGGGTCATTTCGGAATCCCCGTGCAGCTGCGCAACGGCAACGAGACCGTCCCCGACAGCGAGGGCACGTACAGGTGGTTCTGGTGGGACGAGGAAGAGGAGGAGTGGTCCAACGACTTCACCAGCCGGCTGTGGTATGTCAGCGGCGCTGACACGAAGCAGGTCATCGTCGACCAGGACTTCATACAGGACGTGCTGCTGAAAGTGGAGGCGTACGCCTACGGAAAGCCAGGCAACAAGCAGTCCTTCACCACAAGGCTGCGCCGCTGGTACGGACAGTACCTCGAGGACATCAACCCGGTGACAGGTAAGTACGTCTTCAGCGACACGGAGACGGTGGCGCTGGAGGCGAAGGTCACCAACCGCTTCTCCGGAGACATCAAGGACCCGGCGGGATACTTCGACATGGAGATATTCTTCGCCGTAGGCGGCGGGGAGATGGAGAGCGTCGGATACGGTCCGGACGTTATCATCCGCAGGAGGGACCTGCAGGACGGGGATCCGGTGTACGGAGTCCTCGTCAGGGAGCTCACTTGCTTCATACCCATTACGGACGACGACGGGTACGCCCTGGCTGACGACGACGGAGCCCTCCTCGTCGCCCAGTTCCCGACAACAGAGAAAGAGGAGGAGTAGACTATGACAACGAAATACTATATCATATCGGCGGACAACGCCAGAACCCTCGGAGTGACCTCGTTCCGCAACGGCAGCGAGGAAAAGGGGTACCTCGTCAACGACAGTGACGTGGAGTACGCTCCCGGCAATATCAGGAGGGAGGCCCGTGAGGTCTCCGTCCAGGAGGCAAAGGAATTCGTCAAAAACCTATTAAAATAAGAATTATGGATATCTACGCAATCAAAAACCTGTACGCGTACGAGGACGGTGACACCGTCACCCCGGACATGGGCTTGCAGATAGCCGACGGTCACGGTCTGCAGCAGTACTACGACCCCACGACCTTCGCCGTGAAGGAGACCGACTTCTCACAGTACCCGGCAGTCCTCTTCCCGCAGGCTTACTCCAGCAAGCTCGGCAGGATCATCGTCCCGGAGACGGAGGGTCAGCAGTGGTACTACAACAATATCACGGACGCCGCGGGCATCCTGGACTCGCAGGGCAACGTCAAGGCTGCCTTCCAGGACCGCTTCGAGAAGACGACGGTCACACTGAACGGAGCCACGTTCCCCGCCCTGAGGATCAAGGGGAACCTCGTCGGTCCCTCCCGCACGGACGTGACTGACAAGCGCATCTACTACGTGTCATCCTACAGGGGCATGCAGATCACCTGCCAGAAGACCATCCCCATCATGTCAAGCGTCGGCGACGCTTACGACGTGCTCCTGTCCTGTGTCGGACAGAACGGGTCCGGGGACAACGTCCTCTCGTCGGACAATGACTGGGTACAGTTCTCCGCCTACCTGCAGCTGGCTGGAAGCACGGTGCAGGGCGCTACGGCACAGTTCCAGAGACTGGTCAACGGCGCGTGGCAGAACCTCACCAACCAGACGGGCGTGTGTGAGATCAGCGGCAACGTCATCAAGCTGTTCGACGCAGCCGTCAACGGCTCGGAGATGTTCCGCTGCGTGATGACGTACTCAGGGAAGACCTACCAGAAGACCTTCGAGGTCACGGACATCCAC